AAAATGGCAATATCATACGCATGGGATGTTTCAACTTGTGATACTTACCCTTCAAAAAGCGGAAAATCTAACGTAATACATAATGTGCATTGGCGACTGACAGCTACCGATGACACTAATAAAGACTCTGAAAATAATTTTCAAACAGCAACAGTGTACGGCAGTCAAACTTTAGATACTTCTGACCTGTCATCTTTTATAAATTGGTCTAGTCTCAAAACAAGCGATGTCCAAAGTTGGGTTGAAACAGCATTAGGTAGCGATAAAGTTACCGAAATGAAAGCCTCTTTAGATACTGAAATAGCTGCAAAAGTCTCACCTACATCTGTAACTAAAACTTTAGCGTAATACTATGTCAGAAAAAAAAGAAAACGTAGCATACATCGAAGGCACTGAGCTCAAAGAATGTGATATGACTGATGAGCAAAAATATTTTACTAGACAAATACAAGACTTACGCAGAAAAAAAGCAGACTTACAACTTGAGCTAGATCAAATCTTGGCGTGCTTATCGGTTTTTGAAAATTCTTTGGTGCAAAGCACAAGAACTCAAGCCGATGAAATTTTAGAAACAAAAACAAAAATAATAGGAGAAAAATAAATGACATTTTGGCAAAGACTGAGAGGTTTGTTTTTTACAGACAACACAAAAAAAGAAGAGCCTGACGAGTACGAAGTAGTACGAGCAAGAAATGAAAAAGGTAGGTATGTGGCTGACGATCCAGATACTCCAGAAAATGAGGCTTACACAAAACGTAAAAAAAAGAAAAAATAAAAGTTTTATGGCAACAGTAAAGGATGCTTTACACAAAATAGAGACACATGAAAAAGAGTGTGCTCTACGTTATGAAAATATTGAAAAACGACTAGAAGAAGGTTCTGAAAAATTTAGAAGATTAGAAAATTTACTGTGGGGAGTCTATCCCTTTATAGTTGGTGCAATCGTAATTACTAGATTTTTATGAACGAAGAAACAAATACAGAAAACACAGAAGCACCTATCAAAAAAAAGTTGGAGTTAGACATTGATGTAACGCCACACAATTCTGGAAAAAATCCTTATCAAAAATGGATATACTTAGCTAGAGCCATAGATTCCTGGCGCATATTCCCTAGATTGTTTTTAAGTGTTTATATATTTTTACTTTATTATTCAACAATGTGGTTTATGAGTTTGGAAGACCCAACTTTAGAACAAAGCGGTTTAATATCAATCATAGTGGGAGCAGGCGCAGCTTGGTTTGGTTTGTATGCAGGTACATCAAACTCAAGCAAAAACTTCAAAGGCGAGGATTAAATGGATTGGCTCAACCTAATTGCTGAATTAGGTGTTCCGATAGCTGGTGCTTTGGTCATGGCCTATTTTATTTTTTTAGTAATGAAGCAACTTATGGACGGTTTGGTAAGTGAAATCAAAACCGTGCAAGGCATTACACAGATGTTAATTACTAGAGCTTCGATAATGAATAACGACATGATTCGCATTGATACTTTAGTTTCAGCAGCTTTAGATTTATCCCCTGACCTCGACCGTATTGCTAGATCAGAAAATTTTGTGGAGGATGGCAAAATAGATGCCAGAAGAGATTAATGGACATTGTACAAATAGTAGCTGATTTTGGATTCCCAGTAGTAATGGTCATAGGTTTAGGTTACTTTGTTTATTATGTTTGGCAGACAATTACCAATACCATAGATCCAGCTGTGCAAGAAATGAAAACTACTATTATACGGCTTACTGACCAGTTACGACTTTTAGACCAAGATATGATACGCTTGAAAGAGAAAGTATCTACAGTCATAGAGCTTAAAGAAAACGAAAACGATGAAAAGAAAGAAAACAGAAAAAGAACTAATACAAGACGAAAAGGTTAAAAATTGGTTTGCAGCCATAGGTTTAGGTTTCATAATTTTTACCTTAGTTTTTGCCTCAGTCGAAAGTGTTTTTGCAGATCAAATTACGCACAAATTTAAAAATCCGAGTTTCAGTGGTGTCGGTACTTCAAGTCATTACCTAACTATTGAAAATCAAGAATTTAGCAGAAAATTATCATTGAAGGAGGAGCTCAAAGCTTTGCAAGATGAAATAGAGAGAGATAAAGAAAATACAACCCTAGCTCGTTTTGTTAGAAATTTAGAATCAAGAATATATGCTCAACTTTCAAGACAATTAGTTGAGAACTTATTTGGTGACGTGTCCAAAACATCTGGCACCTTAGAGCTAGAAAACAACTTAATAAGTTATACTAGCGATGGTGTGACAATAACATTAACTATTACAGACCCTGATGGTAATACAACTGAAATATCTCTGCCTATTGGCTCTTTTACTTTCTAGTTGTGCAATACACGAAGTAATAGAAGACACCGAAAAACAAAGATACAAAAGCAAAGGTACAACCGAAGCTACTATTTACGATTTACAGTCAGAAGCTTTATTTAATGTTCGCCCTCCCAAAGTTATGCCAGTTGTAGCGGTTTACGGCGACGCCTTTACCGATCAAACTGGCCAAAGAAAAAGCAATTCTGAATTTGCGTTATTTTCTACTGCCGTAACTCAAGCTCCAAGCACTTTACTGATTAGGGCTTTAAAACATGCAGCCAATGGCAAGTTTTTCAGAGTGGTTGAAAGAGTTGGTTTAGACAATCTAGTAAAAGAAAGACAACTAATAAGATCTGCAAGAGAGCAATTTGCTGAAAATGAAGAAGATAAAACCATACAGCCTTTGTTGTTCGCTGGTGTCTTGCTCGAAGGTGCTGTGATAAGTTATGATACTAACTTAACGAGTGGAGGCGCAGGCGCCCGTCTACTCGGCATTGGTGGTAGTGTTCAGTACCGAGAGGACACAGTAAGCATAAGTTTACGGATGGTTTCTGTTGCTACTGGCGAGGTTCTTCTAGAAGTAACCAGTCAAAAAACCATATTTAGCTATGGCAAATCCAACGACGTATTCAAGTTCTTTGAAGCTGGAACTGAGTTGATTGAGATAGAAATAGGTTCTGCTCGAAACGAAAGTACCACAATAGCTTTGATGAAAGCGATTGAAAGTGCTGTTTTAGAACTAATTAACTTAGGTTATGACAGGAGTTTTTGGACACATGACATTAAAATTGATAAGCCTAGTTGCATTGATGATAAGTGTGACGATTTACGGGGCTGATAACGAAATCTACATCGAACAATCTGGAACACAAGCTAATATTGACTTAGAGCAAATTGGCAGTGGCAACATAATAGGTGGTTTACAATCAACACCTGGCAGTATGAATCCTTTAGATTTGGACGGTAATGTGATGACTTTAGACATCAATATGATTGGAAACTCTAACAAATTCTTAGGCGATATATGGGCAGACACTTATACAGGATTTTTTCAGTTTGATGGAGATAGTAATGTTTTTACTATGCAAACTGACCCAAACAACACTTTTGGAGCTGATAACTCAAATGTAAATGTTAATGTTACTGGTAGCACAAACCTGTTCACATTAAATCAAGCCACGTCAGCTTTAGCTAGTCAGTTGGATTTAGACTGGATTATTAACGGCGATGGCAATCAGATAACTTCAAATATTAACTACGATGGAGCTACCAACTACATGGACATCGACGGTAACTCTAATAGTATTTCTTTTACTGGTAGTGGCTATGCTGGAGGATATTTTTATTGGGATCACACAGGTAATAATACTGCTTTAAACGTACAACAGTTAAGCACACAAGACAATGATTGGCTCAAAATTATATCTACATCAAGTAATACTGGTAATAACACTAGCTCTTTCTGCATCATTCAAAACGATCAAGGCACAAGCACAGGTTGTTAATAACATAGGTGACATCACAGAGCTAAATGGTCAAGCACAGATTGTAAGAGATAAAACTTATGATGCTGCCTTAAAATTTACCATACAACAAAATGACGAAGCGATAACTAATAATGGCCGAATGGCTATAACCTTTTTAGACGAAAGCACGGTTCGTCTAACAGAACATTCGCAGTTGATTGTTGACGAGTATATTTTTGACCCAAACCCTTCTAACACAAAAATGGCTTTGACTTTTGGTTTAGGCACCGCCAGATTTATAACAGGTAATCTCAACCGCATCGATAAACAAAATATAAAATTAAAAACCCCAACGGCTAACATAGCTATCAGAGGCACCGATTTTACAGTGACAGTAGATGAATTAGGTAGATCTTTGATTATTTTGTTACCAGACGCATTAGGGCTATCTAGTGGTGAAATAGAAGTTATTACTGCAACCGGGTCAGTATTGCTTAATAAACCTTTTGAAGCAACTTCGGTTTCTGTTTTTGAAGCAAGTCCATCTAGCCCGGTGGTGCTAGATTTAACTTTGGGTGACATTGACAATATGTTGATTGTGAAAGCACCTGCTGAAAATGAAGCGGTAGTGCAAGAACAAACAAAAGCAAAACAAGCAAATTTTTTAGATTTCAATGATTTAGATATTGATTATCTGGAAGAGGATTTTTTGAAAGAAGACGATTTAGAGTTTACTGAATTAGATATAAATTATCTTGATGTAAATTTCCTAGAAGATTTATTAGATGTTTTAGATGTTTTAGCTGTTGGCGAAGAAGAAGATCAATTACGGGAGGTGTCTGGTATAAACATATCTGGAACTTTGATAGGGCAAGATCCAGATACACAAATCACAACGATTGTGTCTGGTCAACAAGTGAGCTTGCGTCGTGCAGTTAGCGACTCAGCTCGTGTTGACATTGACGGCAGTAATTCTTACACAATAATTTTTATTCAAGACGGTACTTCAAATGTTGTTAAAATAAATGGTGGTAGTGATTCAACTATTACTATCACACAAAGCAACTGATGAAATATTTGATAATACCTTTAATTTCTTTACTGATTTTACCTTTAGTTTTTACTAGCACGCCAACAGAGATTATTAAACTGAAAACCTTTGATGCTTTGGTAAAAGCACAAACCGAAAGCGGTAATTTTGTGATTTTAAATATAAACGAAAAAGATATACAGAATGAAGGCGGCTGGCCTTTGCCAAGAAAAAGATTAGCTGAAATTAATGATTTACTTTTAGCTTATGGCGCTACAGGAGTCGGTTGGGTCATAGCTTTTCCACAACCAGACCGATTAGGTGGAGACCAAGCTTTTGCTGACTCTTTGCAGCTCGCACCAACAATACTTGCAACCTTTGAAAACCCAGCTGGTACTTTTCCGAAAACTATAGGCACAATCATCAAAGGTAATTCAGTTGTCGGTTTAGAAACAAAAGGTGTGATTGAAAACACAGATTTGTTGAGAACTGCAACAGCTCAAGGCATAGCTGTAGCACCAGTAGATGTAGATAATTTAGTAAGACGTTTACCTTTATTGCTACGCACTCCAGACGGTTGGGTATCAGCTTTTGGCACAGAAGTTTTAAAAATCTTAACAGGAACTAAATCTTACATAATTACTTCCGATGACTTAGGCATCAAAGAAATTGCAGTCAGAGGTTTGCCACCAGTAAAAACCGATAGTCTAGGTAGAAAATGGATTTCTTGGGTAGACACTCCAGAAACTGACTTAGCGAGCATGGATGTCAATGGACGATTTGTTTTTGTTGGAGTGACGGCGCCTGGTGTAATGCCACAGTTAGCAACACCAGTAGGCTTATTAGAGCCACACAAAATTCAAGCTGCCTTATCGGAAAGCATGTTGATACAAGACTCACCTATAATCCCTGATTATAGTTTATTAGCAGAATTAATGATTTTGTTAGTTACTACGGTTTTAGTTTGGTTTTTGTTGTTTTACCTTGGTATCAATTTAGGCTTGTTTTTCAGCGCAGTTATTTTGGGGATGACAGCTTTTTTTGGTTACTACCTAATACAAAAAGGTTTGCTGATAGATGTAAGTTGGACTCTAATTAGTCAGTTTATTGTCGGTGCTGTTGCTTTTTACCTTAGATTCAGAGAGCAATACAAACTTCGGTTACAGATAAAAAAACAGTTTGAACATTATTTAGATCCTCGCCAAGTCAAAAAATTACAGTCAAATCCAAGTTTACTGAAATTAGGTGGTGAAAAGAAAACTGCTACTTTTTTATTCACTGATGTCAGAGGATTCACTTCTATGTCAGAAGAGTTAGCACCTGAAAAAGTAACGTACATAATGAACAAGGTTTTAACAGTTCAACAAAAAGCCGTGCAAAAATACGATGGTATGGTAGATAAATACATAGGTGACGCAATGATGGCAATTTTTAACGCTCCTTTAGATTTAGAAAACCATGAAGAAAAAGCCATAGATTGCGCTAAAGAAATTGCTAGAAACATGCAAGAACTCAATGAAGAGTTGATAAAAAGTGCTTTACCAGAAATAGAAATAGGTATAGGTGTCAACTCTGGCAAAGCTGTAATAGGTAATATGGGCAGTGCTACAAGGTTCGATTATACGGCTATCGGCGATGCAGTAAATCTTGCAGCTAGACTAGAGAGTGCTACAAAAGAACAAAAAGTGAATATATTAATAGGCGAAGACACTGCCAATAACTGTCAATATGATTTAAGATATGTCAACGACATTTTTGTGAAAGGTAAAATTTCACCCGTTAAAATATATGGGATTTAAGTTAAGTTTAATTTTAGGAGGATTATTAGTGGCAACAGTGTCTGGTTCGGCTTTTTATATAAAATACCTTAATAACCAAATATCCACCTTACAAGCCAATCAAATTGTCTTAGAAGATAAAATTACTGAACAAAACGAGTCAATAAAAAATTATCTAACAAAACAAAAAGAAACTATGGCGCAAATGCAAACGCTTGAAGCCGAAAAACAAGAAGCAGTAAGATCGGTTACAGAACTTAGAAATAAATTTGCAAGGCATGATTTGAATAATCTTGCTTTAGTTAAACCTGGATTAATTGAAAAAAGAGTCAATGCTGGCTCAAAAAAAGTTTTTGATGAGCTAACTTCAATTACTTCCCCTAGAGTAGAAGAAGATGAAAATATCTCTCCTAATAATTAGCTCATTGTTTGTCTTGGGTGGCTGTTCAACACTGCCCAAGACACAACCAGTAGAGGTTAGAACCATAGCTGAAATACCACCGATGTATCACCCTCCATTACCCTTAGAAATACAAGGAGTGGCTGTAAAATGGAAGGTTTTAACACCAGAAATCATGCAAGAGTATTTAGATCTTGTAGAAACAGGCAAAGCACCTGCTATGCCTTACTATGCTTTGACCACACAACAATATGAAAATTTATCTTTGAACATGGCAGAAATAACAAGATATACCAAAAACATTTTGTCGATAGTTGAGTATTACAGAAACTACGATAAATCAAAAAAGGAGAATAGTGATGAGTGACAACCCAGATGCTTTTGTTTATCAAGCAGAACTAGATAGAGTCGTTGACGGCGATACTGTTGATGTCGTATTAGATTTAGGCTTTGATGTAAAATTACACAAACAAAGAGTAAGATTGCACGGTATCGACACCCCAGAGTCGAGAACAAGAAACTTAGCAGAAAAAAAACTTGGATTGGCAGCCAAAGAAAGATTGAAAGAGCTCTGTGTAGGCAAGTTTAAAGTTAAATCATTAGGAAAAGGTAAATACGGTAGGATTTTAGGCATACCTTACACAGAAACAGGAGAAGATATTTGTCAAAAATTAATAGATGAAGGACATGCTGTAAAATATCATGGCGGAAAGAAAACTAAAGTATGGGGAGCGTAATTATGAAAATATCAGAGGAAGGCAAGGCTTTAATTAAAAAGTTTGAAGGTTGTAAATTAGAAAGTTACTTATGCCCAGCAGGACATTGGACTGTAGGTTTTGGGCATGTTAAGGGAGTAGAGGAAGGTATGACAATAACACAAAATGAAGCCGATGCTTACTTATCAAGTGATTTACAAGAATTTGAAACATACGTTGAAAATATGGTGAATGTAGAACTAGAGCAAAATGAATTTGATGCTTTGGTTTGTTGGACTTTTAATTTAGGACCAACTAATCTGAGCACATCAACCTTGTTAAAAGTTTTAAATGAAGGCAAAAAAAACGAGGTACCTGCACAAATAAAGAGATGGAATAAAGCATCTGGAGAGGTGTTAGAAGGACTTGTAAGAAGAAGAGAAGCCGAAGCTTTGTTATTTCAAGGTAAAGAATGGCACGAAGTATAGCTATATGTAATACT